TGCAACATAGAAACACACGCAACCGTAAACAAGAATCATGCCAACTTACCTGGTATTACCCTGCTACTTGAGTAGTTATATTGGCACAGAAATTGCTTATGCACTAATATTGTGCAATCTGCACTAATGGGGGGAGGGGGTGTGCTGTAGTGTTGTATTTATGCTGAACCCGCACAGACACTAAAAAAAGTAGTTGACAAATGAGAAAAAATATGCTAGAATTATGCTTTTGAAGAAAGAGTCTATATAGTCATACTGGACATTTAGGTTCATAGTAATTAATTATTAATAATTATTTATTATACTTACTACGAACATTATAGCTATATTGATCTATATAATGAGTAATATAGGGAAATCAATGGATATCGAACACTCTCAGAACATTGAGACTGAGTTAGAGAATTCTACTCAAAACTCAATAGAACCAGAGAAGAAGAGAACATATGCTACCAAAGCCAAACAGCTTACTCCAGTAGGGACAAAAGTAAAGAGAAGACCTGGTAGACCCTCAAAGAAAGAGATGGAGTATGTAGCTCTCAAGACAAAGAGAAAAAAGAGTTCTCTTGTCTCAAAACGAGAAGAGACTCAAAAAATTAGAGAACTTATGGCTAGGATGCTAATTACAAATGGCGATAGAGTTCTCAAAAAGACAATTGACATCGCCATGACGGATGAGCATCCTCATCAAATGGCAGCATTAAAATTACTAATAGATCGTGCATTACCTGTTTCTGTATTTGAAAAAGATAAGCAACTAAATAAAGGTATAACTATCAACATATCATCAGCAGCAGAACCGAAACCAGTAGTGATAGAGAATTCTGATGGAACTTGATGTTAAGTTATTATCATGGCAACAAAAGGTATGGAATGACCCTACCAGGTTCAAAGTTGTTGTAGCTGGTAGAAGAACTGGTAAATCCAGGTTAGCAGCATGGTTATTAATTGTTAATGCTCTTCAAACAGAAAAAGGGCATGTGTGGTACATAGCCAACACTCAAAGTCAGGCTAGGGATGTAATGTGGTCTACTCTGCTTGATCTGGGTCATCCAGTAGTAGAGTCTAGTCATATTAATAATTTACAGATTAAGTTAATTAATGGCACAACCATATCATTGAAGGGTGCTGACAGACCTGAGACAATGCGAGGAGTATCTCTCAAGTTTGTTGTGATGGATGAGTACGGTTCTATGAAGTCAGAGGTATGGGAGACAATTATCAGACCTGCATTAGCTGACCAGAAGGGTTCTGCACTGTTTATAGGTACTCCTTATGGTAGAAATCATTTCTTTGACTTATATAACTATGCTAATGACAGCGGAGATGAAGAGTTTAAAGCATGGCATTTTAACTCATTTGATAATGATTTATTAGACCCTAAAGAGATAGAAGCAGCTAGAAAGTCTATGTCTAGTTATGCTTTTAGACAAGAGTTTATGGCTTCTTTTGAAGCTGCTAGTGGTGGTTTATTCAAAGAAGACTGGATACAGTTTGATGAAGAAGAACCAGAAAAAGGTAGATGGTATATAGCTTGTGATATTGCAGGATTTTCTGACGTAGCTCATGCTAACACTGCTAGAAAGAAAAGACTAGATCAAACCGCTATAGCAATAGTAAAAGTAGATGAAGACAGATGGTGGGTTCGTAGTATAGAACATGGTCGCTGGGATATCAAAAAGACTGCTTCCAAGATATTCCAGGCAGTAACAGACTTCCAACCTCTGTGTGTAGGAATAGAAAAAGGTATTGGTAAAAATGCAGTAATGGGTTACTTGTCAGACATGATGCGTCAATACAACACCTACTTTAGAGTAGAAGATGTAACTCATGGAAACAAGAAAAAGATTGATAGGATTACATGGTCACTACAGGGTAGGTTTGAGCATGGTAAAATAACTTTAAACAAAGGCTCATGGAATAGTGAGTTCCTAGATCAGTTGCTTCAGTTTCCTAACCCACAGGTACATGATGACCTGATAGACGCACTATCATACATAGAACAAGTACAGATACCAGAATACAACTTGTATTACGAAGAAGAAGAATATGAACCACTAGACACAGTAACAGGATACTGACAAGCATAGAGTAGTATACCGTTATGTCTACCACCCTAGGAAAATAATATGAATAATGAAAGTTACACAGTAAATCCTCTAGTATCATGGGTACTAGGTCAATGTGACCAATGGAAAGTACACAGAGATACAAACTACCTTGATAAGTGGCAAGAGTATGAAAGACTCTTCAGAGGCATCTTTGATGCTGCGGATAAAACTAGAGATTCTGAAAGAGCTAGAATTATTACTCCTGCACTGCAACAAGCAATAGAGTCTCACACAGCAGAGATAGAAGAAGCTGTGTTTGGTAGAGGTGAGAAGTTCTTTGATATTACGGATAACCTAGCAGACCCACAGAAGATTGATATTCAGTTAATCCGTAATCAGATGCTTGAGGACTTCAAGAAAGGTAACGTAAGAAAAGCAGTATCTGACATCATTTTGTTATCTGCAATCTATGGTAATGGTATTGGTGAGATCATTGTATATGAGAAGAAAGAGCTAATACCGGCTATGCAACCAGTAATAGAGATGGGTATTACAGCAGTAGGTGTACAAGAAAAAACAAGGTTCTGTGTAGGACTAAAACCAATCACACCATACAACTTTTTAATAGACCCCTCTGCAAGCAACGTACAGGAGGCTCTAGGCTGTGCTATTGAAGAATTGGTATCTATCCATTCTGTAGTATCAGCAATGGAGTCAGGAGTTTATGAGACAGTATCAGACCTATCTCAGTATGCAATAGAGACTGATTTAGAACCATCACAAGAAGTATCTGACTATCAGGAAAACAGAGTAAAGCTCCTACGATACTACGGACTCATACCAAAGTATATGTTGGATAATCAAGACGACTCAGAGAAGTTTGAAGAAGTATTCAACAAGCAAGCAGATGAGTATGGTACTCAGGCAGCAGATTACAGCGACCTAGTAGAAGGTATTGTAGTTATAGCAAATGACCAGTATTTACTCAAAGCTGAAGAGTCACCATACATGATGAAAGACAGGCCTATCGTTTCTTTTCAAAATGATAGTGTTCCTAATCGTTTCTGGGGTCGTGGTATTGCTGAAAAGGGCTATAATATGCAAAAAGCTATTGATGCTCAGGTACGATCACACCTTGACAGCGTGGCACTAGCTACAGTACCAATGATGGCTATGGATGCTACCAGATTACCTAGAGGTGCTAGGTTTGAGGTAAAACCTGGTAAGACAATTCTTACTAATGGTAATCCAGCAGAAATTCTTTATCCTTTTAAGATAGGTTCAGTCGATGGTTCTAATATTAATACTGCTACTTCTTTTATGAATATGTTGCTTATGGCTACAGGAACAATAGATAGCTCATCATTACAAGCTATGACTACAGCAGAAGGAGCTGGTTTATCTGTAGCATTGTCATCAATCATAAAGAAAAACAAGAGAACATTGATAAACTTCCAGGAACAATTCTTGATACCCTTTGTAACCAAGTCTGCACACAGATTTATGCAGTTTGACCCAGAGAGATATCCTGCACAAGACTTTATATTTACTCCTTCTAGTAATCTAGGTATCATAGCTAGAGAGCATGAGCAGATGCAGTTTATGAATTTACTGAAAACACTAGGTGCAGAGTCACCAATCGTACCTTTAGTTTTGTCTGCAATCATAGAAAACTCTAGTTTGAACAACAGAGAGCAGCTAATACAGCAACTACAGCAGATGATGCAACCTAATCCACAGGAAGCACAGTCACGACAAGCTGCTGTACAGCTACAATTACAGAAAGCACAGCTAGAATTAGCAGATTTACAAGCTGATGTACAGCTAAAACAGGCTAAAGCACAAGGAGAAGCGGTAGAAACGCAGTTAAAACCTGCTGAAACACAGGCTAAGATAGCTGCTAGTGCTTCTAAGTACTTAGGAGACACTGATGACCCAACAAAAGAGTTTGAAAGACGTATAAAACTAGCAAATGTGGCTCTAAAAGAGAAAGATATTGATACAAAAGCACGAATTGCAGAATTACAACTACAAGCATCAAGAAATACTTGACTTTTACAAAAAAGTATGCTATAATCACGCATTAATAAAGCAAAAAACGTGCCAATGGATAAAAAATTATTAGATTACTATGATAACCGTTTTGCAATGATGTCTTCTAAGGGTTGGAAAGACCTTATGGAAGATGTACAGAAGATGTATGATGAATACAACAGTGTTCAAAACTGTGAAACAAATGAAGAGTTTCATTTTGCTAAAGGACAAGTAGATATACTAAAGTATATGTTAGGACTTAAGGATATGTCTGAAAAAGTATATGAAGATTTGTGTGCAGAAGAAGAACAGAGTTATTCAAACACATAATGACTAGAAGAATATTTGAGTTTCGATGTAATAATTGTTCTAATGTATTTGAACAATACATTGATGACTCGTTAAAAACAACTAAATGCCCTATTTGTGGTTCTGAAGCTACACGCATAATCAGTAAACCAAGAATAGACCTAGATGGTTGTTCAGGTGATTTTCCTACTGCTGCTGACGCATGGGTTAGACGCAGAGAAAGTCACATGAAGTATGAGAGAAAGATGGGCATAGGTCAAGAGTATAGTAGTATGGGATAAGGTTAGACCCCCATTTAAAGTGTCTTTCCTAAAATGTCAACTGACACAGGAGAGTATAGTGGCTGAGTTTGTAGAAGAAGTAGAAGATAAGAAAGAAGAACCACAGCAAGAAGAAGTAAAAGCTGAAGAAGTTAAAAAAGAACCAGAGATTCCTGAGAAGTACAAGGAAAAAACTATTCAAGATGTTATAGCTATGCACCAAGAGGCTGAGAAGTTAATAGGCAGACAAGGTACAGAGTTAGGAGAACTTCGTAGAGTTGCTAATTCTTATGTTCAAAGCCAACCGCAAGCAAAGCAAACAGAAGTCAAAGAAACTAGTGATGATGATTTTTTTGCTAACCCTAAACAGGCTGTAGACAACGCAATACAAAATCATCCTAAGATTAGAGAAGCAGAACAGCTAACCCTAGAAATGCAAAGGTCGAAAGCTCTTTCATCACTGAAAGAAAAACACCCAGACTTTACAGAGGTAGTAAAAGATCAAGGGTTTCAAGACTGGATAAGTAATTCTAAAGTAAGAGCAGAGTTATTTGCTAGGGCTGATCGTAGGTATGATTATGATGCTGCTGATGAGCTTATTTCTACATGGAAAGAAAAGAAACAACTAGGCGGTAAAACTGTAGAAATGGAAAAACAAGCTAGATCACAAGACATCAAAAGTGCTACTACAACTGTACCAAGTGGTAGTGGAGAAGCACCATCCAAGAAAATCTTTAGACGTTCTGACATACAAAAACTTATTAACAGTGACCCTGCAAAATATGAATCTTTATACCCTGAGATAGTAAAAGCGTATGAAGAGGGAAGAGTAAGAGGGTGATATTTTAGAAAAGGAATTTAGAGATGGGTTTAGGAACTAATCATGTAGTTAATTCAGAAGTCAATACCGCAGGTTTTATACCTGAAGTTTGGTCGGATGAAATAATCGCTGGTTACAAGAAAAATCTTGTAGCTGCTAACTTAATTAAAACAATGAACATGAAGGGCAAAAAAGGTGATGTAGTTCACTTTCCAGCCCCAGCAAGAGGTTCAGCTTCAACCAAAGCTGCTGAAACAGAAGTAACTTTAATTCAAGAGTCTGGTTCAGAAAAGACTGTAACAATCAATCAACATTATGAGTATAGCCGTTTGATTGAAGATTTTGCAGAAGTACAAGCATTGACTTCACTAAGACGTTTTTACACAGACGATGCTGGTTATGCACTAGCTACTAGAGTAGATACAGACGTACTTTCTCTAGGTAGACAGTCACAAGCTGGTTCTGGTAGTGCTGCTTATGACAAAGGTTTTCTAGGTGGTGATGGTTCTACATTCTACGTAGCTGCTAGTAATAACGAAAGTGCTATTACTGATGCAGGGTTTAGAAGAGCTATTCAGCGTCTTGACGATCAAGATGTTCCTATGGATAATCGTAACTTTGTTATCCCACCTGTAGCTAGAAACGTAATGATGGGTCTATCACGATTCACAGAGCAAGCATTTACAGGTGAGGCTGGTAATGCTAACACCATTAGAAATGGTCAGATTGGTGATATATATGGTATTAAAGTGTTTGTATCTACCAATGTAGACACCACTTCTGGTTCTGGCGGTGCTAGAGTATGTTTATTGTTCCATCCTGAGTTTGGAGTATTGGTTGAGCAACTAGGTGTTCGTGTTCAAACACAATACAAACAAGAGCATTTAGGTACGCTCTTAACTGCTGATACTTTGTATGGTACTGGCGAATTAAGAGATAAGTCTGCTGTTGCTCTAGTTGTTCCAGCTTAATTTTAATAACAGGGTTGGCTCTAGCAGTCAACCCTTTTCTTTATAAGGATGAATAATGGCTACAGTAAAAAGAGGACAACATAGACAGTTTCAGGGAGCTTTCTCTGATACCTGGACTATTAAAGATACATTTAACTTTGGTTCTATAGCAGATGGCAATGAAGAAGTTACTGGCGTAACTGTATCAGGTGTTGCATTAGGTGATATGGTATTAGGAGTAGCTTCTAGTATAGATGTTGCAGATTTAGATTTAACAGCTAATGTTACTGCTGCAGATCAAGTTACATTTCAACTAAATAACAATACAGGTGGTGCAATAGATTTAGCTACTGCTGAATATACAGCCCTTGTTGGAAGACCAAACTGGTAAACATTATAGCCCTCTTCGGAGGGTTTTTTATGTTAAGGAATAATTATGGCTTTTTTTAGAGGTACAGGCGGTGCAGGTACTGCTACATTTGAGCAACTACCTTTAGCTATCAGTGAGGGCGGTACAAGTGCGACTACTGTAGCTTCTGCTAGAGCGTCAATTTTACCTAATTTTTCTGGTAATGCTACCTTTGTACTTGCAGTAAATTCTACTGCAACTGATGTAGAATTTGTTACAGCACAATCTACTATTAGTTATTCTGATGCTACTGCTAATTTTACAGGAATATTACAAGAAGGTGGTAGCAACGTATTAACAAGTGCTGACATTGGTGTGTCAGTAGCTTCTGCTGGAGTTACAGGAGGAGGAGGTGTTAGTTATTCTGATGCTACTGCTAATTTTACAGGAGTTTTACAACATAGTGCTAGTAATGTCTTAACACAATCAATGATAGGTGTGTCAGTTCAAGGATATGATGCTGACATAGCATTTTTAGATGCTGCTACAGCAAACTTTACAGGAGTGCTACAAGATGGAGGAAGCACAGTTCTAACAGAATCAAGTACGATTGAAGGGGGTACTTACTCATGACAACCATTTTAACTAAAAAGAAAGATTCATCAGGAGCACCAGCTACTGCTGATATTACAAGTGCTACAGGAGGCGCAGAGTTAGCAGTTAATACTGCTGATAAAAGATTGTATACAAAAAATAGTAGTAATGTTATTGTAGAAGTAGGTACAAACCCAGCATCATTAAACTTAAATGCAGACCTAACAAATACATCAGGTAACTTAGTAGTAGACCCTGCTACTAAAATATTTGAAATAAAAGGTGGCGGTTCTACTGATGGAACAGTTCAACTTAATTGTAGAAGTAACTCACACGGTCAAAAAATAATGTCTCAGCCTCATAGTGAGGCAGTTACTAATGAAATGTTGATGCCTAAAGGAGCTAATTCTACATTAGTATCTGAAATAGGAACAGCAACTGTTACCAACAAAACATTAGATGCAATTGTGTCTGTTAGTGCTTCTGGTGCATTAAATATAGGAGGAGCTATAACTGGTTCTTCTACAGTATCAGATCAAGATGGTAATTTAAGAGATATACCTTTAAGTACAAAAGTATCAGGAGCTTATACCTTAGCTATAGGAGATGCAGGAAATCAAGTCACAGTTAATTCAGCTAATGTAACAGTTACTGTTCCTACAGGAGTATTTGCAGTAGGTGATATTGTGTCTATTATATCGGTAAACGGATGTACAGCTACATTAGCTTGCACTGCTATTAATGCAGTTAAAGCAGGAGATTTAGCAGCAACTGCTTTGCATACCTTAGATGCAAATGGAGTTGCTAGTATCATGTTTAGTTATTCAGCAGACTTAGCTGTACTTACTGGGAACATTTCATAATGACTGGAATACATCAATTATTATTTTCTAATTTTTCTGTTGTTAGTGCTGCTAATCTTCCTTCTTCTGTTGACTACTTAGTAGTCGCAGGAGGCGCAGGAGCAGGTGGTGATAGAGGGGGAGGAGGAGGAGCTGGTGGATTTAGAACAAGCACTAGCTTTTCTGTAACACAAGGAGCTTCATATACCGTAACCATTGGAGGTGGAGGTACAGGTGGCTCTGGTGACAACAGAGGTCAAAATGGAAATAATTCAGTATTTTCTACAATAACCTCCGCAGGGGGAGGTGGTGGAGGATGTTCTGGTTCTGGTTTAAGGGACGGCCTTAATGGAGGTTCTGGAGGAGGTGGTTCACATATTGGAAGTGGTGGTAATGGGGGTGCAGGTAATACTCCTAGTGCTTCCTCAGATGGTGGTAACGGAGCACCTGCATCTTCAGTTCAAGGATATGCTGGAGGGGCTGGTACAAATAACAGAGGGGGTGGTGGTGGTGGTGGAGCTTCTGAAAATGGTTTAGCTTCAAGTGGTGGTACAAAGGGTGACGGAGGAGATGGCTACCAAAGCACTATTGCTAGTACTTCTGGTAATTACTATGCTGGCGGTGGAGGCGGTGGAAATAATAGTTACTTCGGCAATTTAGATGGCGGTACTGGAGGACAAGGCGGTGGTGGAAACGGTGCAAACAGTTCTGTAGATGGAACTAATGGTTTAAACGCAACGGTAAATACTGGGGGAGGTGGAGGCGGTGGTAACTTCAATGGTGATGGTGGAGATGGAGGCTCAGGAATTGTAATTATTGCTTATCCAGACACTTTTGACGATCTCACATCTATAGGGGCAGGTCTTACTTATACATTAGATACATCTTCTCGTTCAGGTTATAAAATTTATAAATTTACCGCAGGTTCAGACACAATAACTATTTAGGAATTTTTAACATGGCTCATTATGCTTTTTTAAATTCAGAAAATGTAGTAACAGGGGTTATTACAGGCAAAGACGAAACTGATACAACACATAATTGGGAAGAATACTATGGCAATTTTCATAATTGTGTAGTTAAAAGAACGTCATATAATACAAAAAAAAATCAACATAAAAAAGGTGGTACTCCTTTTCGTGGGAATTACGCAGGTAAAGGTTATACTTACTTTGTAGATCAGGATTTGTTTATGCCTCCTAAACCATATGCATCTTGGAATATGTCAACAGCCGATGCCACATGGCAAGCACCTAGCGCAATGCCTACTGATGGCGGTATGTACGATTGGGATGAAGATAATCAAACATGGATTAATCTAGGTGGTTCTAGTGCTGGAGGCGTTTAAACGATGAAGACAGAAGAGTTACTAAATGAACTAGATATACGACTAACATCACATGAAGCTGTATGTGCAGAAAGGTGGGCTGAGACACTTTCTAAAATAAAAAGACTAGAGAATATATTGATTGGTTGTTTTGGTTCTATTGTATTAATACTTATCACTATCATTTTAAAACTAAGCTAAGGAGAAGTCTATGTACGGCATGATGAAAGGCAAAAAGAAACCAATGAAAAAATCCATGAACGGTATGGGTAAGAGTTATGGTGGTAAGAAAATGATGGCTAAAAAGCCAATGAAGAAACCAGCTAAGAGGAAAGCATAATGCCTGGTTCTAAGCTAAAAAAAGGTTCTTCTAAAGATGCAATATCTAGTAATATAAAAAAACTTAAAAAAGAAGGATATTCACCACAGCAAAGTGTAGCTATAGCTTTACAAACTGCTGGAAGAACTAAAAAAACAAAAAAGAAAAGGAGTAAACGTGGCTAAAGGAGTACCTCACTATTTTAGAGATGGTAAAGAATACAAAGGTAAAATGCACAAAATGCCTAATGGTGATGCACATTCTGGTGCAACGCATACCAAGTCTAGTAAGAAACTTTATCATTTTAAAGAACTTTCTAAAACAGCACAAAAGAGGGCTAAAAGTGGCAATAAAAAAGTCTAAAAAGTCTAAGAAATCTCCTACACCAACTAATAAGGCTTTGTATAGCAGAGTCAAAGCAGAAGCTAAACGTAAGTTTGATGTATACCCCTCAGCTTATGCTAATGCTTGGTTAGTGAGAGAATATAAAAAAAGAGGAGGAGGTTACGCATAAATGGGTTTAGTTATGTTTTTTATAATCGTTGTTGTGCCTGTAGGAGTTGTTTACTATGTCACTAAAAGAATGGTTTGGTAAAGGCAAAAAAGGTGACTGGGTAGATATAGGAGCACCAAAGAAAAAAGGCAAGTTTCAGCCTTGTGGTCGTAAGTCTACTAAAGACACCAAAAGAGCCTATCCTAAATGTGTTCCTAGGTCTAAAGCCAAGAGTATGACAGAGGCACAAAGAAAGTCTGCTGTAAGAAGAAAGAGAGCAGCAGGAAATCCAGGAGGTAAACCTACCAATGTAAGAACATTTGCAAGGAAAAAGAATGGTTCAAAAAAAGTATCAAAATCCTAAAGGTGGTCTTAACAAAGCTGGTAGGGCGTATTTTAAAAGAACTACTGGTGCTAACCTAAAACCACCAGTATCTGCTAAGAAGGCAAAGAAGTCACCTAAAGCAGCAGCTAGGCGAAAAAGTTTCTGTGCCAGGATGCAGGGAATGAAAAAGAAAAGAACAGGTAGTAAAACAGCAAATGACCCTAACAGTAGGATTAATAAAGCACTTAGAAAGTGGGATTGCTAATGGCACTAACAACAACATATTTAGATTTAGTAAATGATGTACTAGTAAGGCTTAGAGAAGCTCAGGTATCTAGTGTATCTCAGAATGGGTATTCTTCTTTGATAGGTGCTTTAGTTAATGATGCTAAAAGAGAAGTAGAAGACGCATGGAACTGGGATGTGCTAAGAAACACAGTATCATTTACTACACAGCAAGGCACATTTAATTATAATTTAGATGGTGCTAGAAATAAATTTAGAATCATCTCTGCACATAATGATACAGAAGATGTATTTTTACGTTATCAGACAACAGCATACTTTATACAAAGTTTATTATTAACTGATACTCCTACACAGGGAGCACCATTGTATTATAATCCTAATGGTGTAGATGCTGATAGAGACGGACAGATAGACTTGTATCCTATTCCTGATGGTGAGTATATAATAAGGTTTGACTTAGTAATACCAGAACAAGAACTAACAACTGATACTGACACCACAGCCATGCAGAAGAATGTAATTACATCTCTTGCATGGGCTAAAGCAATAGAAGAGCGTGGTGAAGATGGAGGTATTAGTGTATCAAGTCAGTATGCAGTAGCTAAACAGGCTTTAGCAGATGCTATAGCTATAGAAGCTGCTAGAAGACCTGATGAAGAAACTGTGTGGTATCCATCATAATGCCTAATAAACCTATACAACCAGTAGCTATAGTATCACCAGGTTTTTTTGGTATTAATACACAAGACTCTGGTGTTACTCTTGACTTGTCATTTACACTAGAAGCAGACAATGCTGTGATTGATAAGTCTGGTAGAATGGCTGCTAGAAAAGGATGGGAGTATCAGACAACTGCTGGTGGTACATCAACACTACCAGAAGTTTTAATAGAGTTTGACGCATACACAGCTACCAATTCTTATAATATTATTAGTGGTGGTAACAACAACTTATACGAAGGTGAAAGCACTATGTCTGCTCTCCCTGTATATAATGTAAGTGCTACAGGAACATTAGGTTATAGTATAACAGATAACAACTGGCAGTTTAAACAGGCAGAGTTTGAAAGTGGTCTTAACTTTAGTCCACATATGTATGCAGTACAAAAAGGTCATCAACCTTTGGTATATAATAAACTACCAACAGGAAGTTTTGGTTTTAGAAGATTAGTAGATGTTGGTAATGTTCCTTCTGGGTACGGAGCAACTACGTTTATACCAAATGTAGCATTATCAGCTTTTGGCAGAATGTGGATGGCTGATATAAAAGACGACCCATTAACAATATACCACAGTGTATTACTAGATGGTTCAGACTTTACTGGTTCTGGTTCAGGACAGTTAAACTTAGAGAAAGTTGTGCCTGGTGGTGATAAGATAACAGCACTAGCTGCACACAACAACTTTCTAGTAATATTTTGTGAACATCATATTGTATTGTATCAAAATGCAGATGATGTAAGTAATATATCATTGAATGATGTAATAGTAGGTATAGGATGTATTGCAAGAGATTCTATACAAGTTATAGGTACTGATTTAGTATTTTTATCTGATAGTGGTTTAAGAAGTCTAGGTAGAACCATACAAGAGAAGTCAGCACCACTAAGAGACTTGTCAAAGAATGTAAGAGATAACTTTCTTGCACTTGTAGCGGTAGAGAATAAAGAAGAGATAAGAAGTGTATATTATGAAAAAGAAGCATTTTATTTACTAACTTTACCAGGTTCAGGCTTTACTTTTTGTTTTGACGTAAGAGCAACACTACCTGATGGTGCATACAGAGTAACCAGATGGGATAGTATAGACCCATCAGCATTAGCAGTTACACATGATAATAGATTACTTATGGGTCAGACTGATGGTATAGCAGAGTATAAAAACTTTACAGATAATGGCTCTAGTTATGTATTTAGTTATCTATCACCATACCTAGACTTTGGTAGACCTGATATAACAAAAATACCTAAAAAGATTAATGTAACAGTTATAGGTGCTATTAATACTACATTAGCTTTAAAGTGGGCTTTTGATTATGAAAATAGTTTTAATAATGCAGAAGTAACAACAAAAGAAGGAAACATTGCTGAATATGGCACAGCCGAATACAACGTAGCAGAATATTCAGCTTCTGTGTTTATTGATAAACTTAGTACACAGTTGTCAGGAAACGGCAACATCTTACAAATAGGTGTAAATGCTTCTATAAATGATAACCCTCTATCATTACAAAAGATAGATATATATTCAGTCTTAGGAAGGACTATATAATGAGTAATTATTCTAAAATAACTAACTTCGCAGCAAAGGACACATTAAATAGTGGTGATGCAAACAAAGTCGTTAAAGGAACGGAAATTAATACTGAATTTGATAACATTGCTACAGCAGTTGCGACAAAAGCTAATTCTGCCTCACCAGAGGTGACAGGCACAGCAACCATTACGAATGTTGTACTATCAGGAACAATGTCTGGTGGTTCAATAGAAGGAGGGACATACTCGTGAGTATCTTAGATGATTACAGAAGATTCCAAGAAGAGCAACGTGCGAAAGGCATAGACCCTTCTGTTGCTCCTAGACTGACACAATTAGAACAAGATGCAATGAGGTTAGCTGCTACGTCTCCAGAACCCACCAAAGCCCCACCACAGCCCTCTGGAGACGCTAGTAGCCCTCCTATGCTTGCAGAAACAGCAGAACAGCCACAGGCTCGTATGAAAGCCACAGACAATGTTAAGAAAAAGTTAGAGACACAGTTTAGACAACAGTATGAAAACTTAGCTCAGGGTGGTTATCGTTACCAAGGTAAACAAGCAGACTTAGATAAGATATTTAAGATTCAAGCAGAGAACTTTGCTAACGCAGGATTTACTAGTATTTATCAAGCAGGAAAAGGTGTAGATGAGCAAGGCAGAGATGTAATTATAAATAAAACTACAGGAGAGCCTTTTAGACTACCTGGAGGTAGTAGAGTAGGATTCTTAGAGCCTAGAGGTGATTATACTAGAATGGGATATCAGAGTTCTAATATTGAAGGTATGGTGAACTTTGGTGTTGAGTTTGATGACCAAGGTAATCCTATGTATTTTCCTGTATATGAAGACACTTCTAGCGGTATAGGTAAACTACTAGGAACAGTAGCTCCTTTTGCTTTAATGGCAATACCAGGTGTAGGTTCTTTAGCTTCTAGCTTAGGAGCAACATTTGCTTCAGGTGCAGGTGCAGTAGCACAGAAAGCTATTGGTAATGCAATATTATCAGGAGTAACAACAGGAGTTATCACTGGTGATGTAGAAAAAGCATTGGTTTCAGGAGCACTTGTTGGAGTTGGTTCTGGTTTATATAATAGTGGAGCATTAGGAGACACTCTTAATGAAGTTGGTCTTTCAGGAGTTACAGACACTTTTAATATTCCTGTTAGTGAAAGTGCTTTAGGTGCTGACCCATATTCATTAACATCTGCCCCAGAAGCTATATCACAAGCACAGATAGATGCACAGCCAGGATTATTTGGTGATGCAGATTTTGCACTACCAACAGAGAACGTATCATTATCAGAAGTAGATTTTTCCCAAATACCAGGTATAGGAGAATCAGCATTAGGTATGCCTGATTTCTCTGTAGCTGATATTCAAACATTACCAGGAGAGACTGTAGTTCCAACATTAGATCAAAGTGGTTTGCGTGGATTTACATTAGCAGATTTAGAAAAAGGTAGAGTGCCTCTTGAAGATGTTTTTCCAAGTTTAGCACAAGAAGTAGCAACAATAACATCACCAGCAGCAGCAACAGGATTGCTAACAGGTCGAGATGTTTTAGAAACTGCTGAAGAAACTGGTATTATAGAAGATATAAAGCAACAACTACCAGAAGGAGTAAAAGACTTCTTTAGTGATTTAAACATAAAAGAATTAGTAGGTGCTGGTTTTGATATAGCAGCTATAAACAAGATAGCAGATGAGTATAAAAAACAAGGTGCTAGAACTTATGAAGAAGCACTAAGACTAGGTAGAGAAGCTGGTATAACAGACTTTAAACCATATACTGTTACTACTGGTTTAGGAACTGCTAGAATAACTCCTGAAGAGGCAGTAGCTGAAGTTGGTGCAGGTTATGCTCCTATTAGAGAGGCAGCACTAGGAGCTGCTGAAGGTATGATTACAGGACTACCTACAACTAGAGAGGAAGCTACAGCACAACAACTAGCAGCTACCAGAGCATTAACTGAGCCATTTAGACAAAGAGAACAAGAAAGAATGTTTAGCACATTAGCACAAAGAGGTTTGTTAGGTTATGGTCAGACTCTTCCAGGTGTAGACGGTGCTAGAAGAGTTAGTCCAATAGCTGAATCAGTATTATCTGCTCAAGAGGTTGCTAGAGCACAGGAAGCCTTAGAAGCACAGAGGTTTGGATTGACTGAAGCACAAAGATTAGCTAACTTAGCTACTGGATTAACAGGAGAAGCTAGAGCAATAGACACAGCAGCATTAAAACCATTTGAGCAAGCTAGAATGTTAGCAGGTGCTAGAACAGAATTAGCACAACAAACTGCTGGTAGAGCTGCTGAGGCTGGTTTAGCAGGGCTAAGACTACAACAACAATATGATGTAGATGCTTTGAGAGCACAAGCTGGTGGTTATGGTTTGTTATCTGAAGCAGCTAGAGGAGTTATAGGAGCACCAACACAGCCTGGTAATGTACCTATGTCACAAAGCGTTATAGATAAAATAGCAGAACAAGTAGCTAAACAAATTGGTAAACAGAATGGATTGTTTGGATTCTACGGATAAGGAATAAATATGGCACAAGAAATAACACAAAGTTTGTTTGGACTAGACGCACCCATGAGAGAACCACAAAGAACTGCTGGTTTGGAAGGAGTATTACAACGTCTTGAAACTGGTGCAAGTGCTGGTATAAGAAGAGGTTTTGGTCAAAAGACTGCTGTAGAAGCTCAAAAAGAAAAAGTACAAGGTATAATACAACAAATGCAACAACAAGGTATTGATATAGCTTCTCCGCAAGGTTTAACAGAATTAGGTAATAGATTTACTTCTGCTGGTTTAACTGGTATGGGTACAGCTATGATGATGCAGGGAAGAAATCAATTTTTAGCAGAAGAAAAAACTTTAGCTACTATAGCAAAAGAAAGAGAAGCAGCAAGAAAATCAAAAATACAGGCTGACAAAGCATTAATAGGAATATCAGACATAGACCCAGAAAAATTTACCACTGAATCTTTACAAGCTTTTTATGAAAATTTAGCGTCTAATAAAAAAATGAATTATAATTTATTAGTTCCAAAAGCAAAAGATGATTTAGGTTTTTCAAATGCTGCTGAAGAAGGTATCTATAGTAGATTTTTAGAAAATTTTGATGGAGATGCTGATTTAGCAGGAAGGGCTTTTTTAGAATATAAATCTAGTTTAAAACAAAACGAAAATAAAGCACTTGTAGCTAAAGAAACAGGTATTAATAAGGCAAAAGTAGAACAAGTAGCAAAAAGAGCAAATAAATTAAGTGAAGATGCTATAGCACAAATAGGAGGAATAAGAAAAGCATTAAAATATCGTGATGCTATAAATTCAGCATTTACAGGTAAGTTTGCTAATATAACATTAGGTGCTGCTGAGTTTGCAGAAGCAGTTGGAATATCTTTAGCAGGAGTTGATGAAACTCAATATTTAGACCTTATAAGAAATGAGTTAGCTTTAGGTAGAGTTTCTTTATTAAAAGGTTCTTTGCAAGTAAAAGAATTAGAATTTTTAATAAAAAGTATTGGTGACAAAACTTTAACTAAAAATACAATGTTAAATCTTTTTGAAGATAGAATAAAAGAATCAATGGTTACAATGGCTAGAGATTTACTATGGACAAAATATCAAAGAGAAGGCGGTGACTATGTACAATATGACTTTACAGGAGATGGTAGAAAAGCTCAAAGAATAGCAGATAAAGTATTTAATTATATACAAGCAAACCCACAGTTAAGTTCTCAACAAATTGAAGAATTAATTGAAACTGCTGTAGAAAGCAAAAAAACTTTTAAAAGGTAGATACTAATGGCTGTTACTGAAGAAAAATTTAAACAAATACAAGAAGGTTTATTAGGAACTGGAGAGTTACCAGAGCGAATACCTGATGAAGATATTGGTCTTCCTAGAGTTGTAGGTACTGTTCCTAGACCTAGAACAATAAAAGAAACTTTTGTAGAAGCTATACCTGAATTTGCAGGTATGTTAGGAAGTATTGCTCTTCAAAGAGTACCAGGAGGAGGTTTAGCTTTAAAATCATTTTTAGGTGCAGGTGCTGGTGGTATGTTTGGTGAAACAATACGGCAAGTAATTACAGGAGAACAAGAAAAATTAGATTCTGAACAAAAAATAACTGAAATAACAAGAAGAGGTTTGGAAAATGCTGTTTTAGATGGAGCAGGTAATTTAATATTTTCAGCAGCAGGTTCGGTTTTTAGATTAACAGCACAAACATTAAAAGATATGGGGGTTAGTCTTTCAAAAGGTGCTGATGATTTAGAAATAAAACAAGCAGTGCAAAAAATACTGCAAGAACAAGACATTCCAACTACCCTTAGTAGGTATCAAGTTACTGGTTCTGCTCTTGATTCTTTATTAGATATAATAGGAAGAGTAGGATTTACTGGTAAAGCAACTTTTGAAACTCAAGAAAAATTAATAAATAAAGCTATATCAAGTGAAAGAGATAAAATATTAGATACAGCAAGTTCTACAAGTTTTGCAGATGATGTAGAAATAGGAAGTGCAATTCAAAAAGTAGTAGAAGAAGGACACGCTGCGTTGTCTAGTGCTGTTTCTCCTTTTTACACAAACTTATCAACAAAAGCTCAGAATGTAACAGTAAACTTTAACCCAATAAAAAGTAAAGCACAGAAAACATTAAATGATGCTGCTAAAGTATCAGAAAGTAAAGACCCTACTACACAGCTAGGCTCAGAGATAACTACTCAATTAAAAAAGATTGCTGACTTAAAAGATGATCTTTCTTTTGCTGATGCTTTTAAAACTGTATCTTTTTTGAAAAAGAAAAAAAGATCTATAGAAACAGGTATTGGAGGTAAAGGAAACGATTTAATTCCTATTTTATCTGAAAATATAGTAGCCATTGAAAAAGCTATGGATTCTGCTGCTAAAAAATTAGACCCTAATTTGTATAATGAATATAGGATGTATTCTAGTAAATATAGAGAAGGCATGGAGGCTTTATTTCCAGAACAATTTGCTAAAATAATATCCAGAGAACCTGAAAGAATTGGCGAAGCTATTTATAAAACAGGTAATGTAACTACAGTTCAACAAGCATTTAAAGCTATTGATAAAGCTGTTGAATTAGACCCAAGAATACAAGGAGATGTTTTAAAGAACACACTAAGAAGAGGATATTTAGAACAAGCATTAGGAGAAACTGGTTCTGAAGTAAGTTTTAAAAATTTATTAGAATTAAGTAAAAAAATATCAGGACAGCAAAAACAATTTGGGAGAACATACAATACTATATTAGATGATGAAACTAAGAAAAATGTTAAAACTCTTACAAACATTGCAAAGGTAGCTTCAAAATCACCTAAGTTTGGTTTTTCACTAATGATTGCAGGGCAACAGGCTTCTGCTATCAGAGATGCTATTAGGTATGCTCCAGCACTTGTTGGTGGTGGTACTTATCTTACTAGCGATAATCCTTTTATTAGTGTTTTAGCTGCTGGAGGAACTTTAATGGCTCCTAAAGCTTTAGCAAAAATTGCTTTAAACTCTGACGCTGTAAATAAACTTGTAAAACTAGAACAATTAGTAAAGAAAAATAAAGGAAGTTATAATGCTGGACATATTGCTTTAGCATTAGATATATTTAGAGATGCTCAAATTGTTCCTGAAGATTTAATATTAGAAACACCTATGGGTCAACCTGTTGCTCCACAAGGTATGTCTACAGATGATTTTGAAGAAATAAAAAATAAGTTACTAGAAGAATGATCGACCCAATCACAGCTTTGGCTACAGCAAATGCAGTATTTCAGGGTATCAAGACAGCAGTAAATTATGGTAAAGAAGCTCAAGAGGTATTTTCACAGCTAGGGAAATGGGCTTCTGCGGTAGAAGATGTAAAGTTCTGTCTAACACAGGAAGAAAGTAAGCCATCTATATTCAAGAAGATTACTTACAGAAAGTCAGCCACAGCAGAAGCATTTGATGAGCTTGCTGCAAGGCAGAGAATCAAAGAGATGGAAAAGGAACTAAAACATATGTTCTACTGGGGTTCATTGCACCATCTTGGTGCAGATGGGTATAAACAGCTAATACAAATCAGACGATCAATACAACGCAAACGAGAAGCACAGGTATACCAACAAATCCGCAAACGTAAAGAACTCATTTACAATTCCAGTATGTTATCTATTATAGCTATCATGAGTATGGTTCTATGGTGGTTGATACAATTTTTAATTGACTCTGTAAAGGGAATACAATGATAGAACTAATACTATCTAGCATGTTGGTAACTGTAGTACCAGATCGTACACAGTTCTACTGCAAGCTAGAATGGATAGAAAGAGGACTATGTGTATACTGGTGTGCTAATGAACAAAAAGGGTTTAAATGGTTTGAAGTAGAGTCTGAACAAGGCTGTAAGATACGAAAGAAGTTTCATTTAACATAAGGAGTCATAATGCTACAACTACTTACTGGTCTGCTTCCTGTGGCAGAGAAGGTTATTGACAGGGTAATACCAGACCCTAAAGCAAAACAAGAAGCACTAAAAGAACTAGCTGAACTTGAACAAAAAGGTGAACTAGCTAAGATAGAGGCTGAGTTTGGTGATAAAGATAGTGCTAGAAAACGTGAAATGGCTATATCTACTAGTGAAAATAGTCCATGGTTAAATAAAATAATTACTAGTGTACTTGCCCTAGGCATAACTGGTTTAACTTTTAGTTTATTCGCAGTAATATTATTCTTAGAAGTCACACCTGCAAACAAAGATATATTAATATTTTTACTTGGTAATTTAACAACACTAGTTGGTTTAGTATGTTCTTATTACTTTGGTAGTTCAGTAGGCAGTAAAGATAAAACAGAAGAAATTAGGGGGTTAATAAAGAAATGATGGATTGGAACACAAGCACATACTTTTCTATGTACGAGTTTAAATGCAGCCATACTGGACAATGTGATATGAACCCAAAGTTTATAGATAAGCTCAATGATTTAAGATTAGCTTTTGGTAAGCCTATGAAGATTACATCAGGTTACAGACACGTTAGCCATCCTATTGAACGAAAGAAAAAAACTCCTGGAGCACATACTACAGGACAAGCTGCGGATATAGCAGTATCAAGAGAAGATGCTTTTGATTTACTATCATTAGCATTAACCAAAGGTTTTACTGGAATTGGTATACAACAAAAAGGTTCAGGTAGGTTTATACATTTAGATACTTTAGAAAACTCAAAGGATAGACCTAGACCTACTGTGTGGTCGTACTAAATAAGGCATTTATTACTTTTTCTTTTTCTGCGTCACTCATAGTTTCCCAATTGCTTATTTGTTCGACTGTTCTATTACAACCAATACATATATTGTCTTTTAGTTCACAAATACCAATACAGGGTGATTCAATTGTTGTCATTCTCCTAATCCTTTCAAGCCTAGTTTATCTCTTCTGGCTTGATCTTCTTCAAAGTGTAGAAGCACACACTCCTGCCTAAGTCTCTCCTCAGTCCATTCATACTGTGCCTTAGCTACCGCAGTACCATCTTTCCTACCAACATCATAAGCTACCTCCCACAGTTTAAATACCTCGTTTGTGCCTTGATACAGTAGAAAATAGCTGGTAATACAACCAAATATAAATATGATAATATTTCTCATTTCTTACCCCACAAGAAACCAAGGTAGATTGGGGTGAATATAGAAAGAACAACTAAAAATTCTTTAAGTGCTATTTTGTCTTCATCTACAAACTCTCCAAACAACCCTACTACAAACAAGTTTATTAAGAAACTAACATACAATATTAGCAATACATGTCTAAAAATTTTTAATACAAAGTCAATCATAGAGTATCAATATGAACAGTAAGCCTCACTAGAAAGAAATCTATCACTATGTACTTATACCCTTCAACATCACTGGTGTATTCAAACCCTACCATCAATCCTGTTATTGGTGTAAATTCGTATCCCATTATTGTACCTCGCAGCTTCCAGCAGTACAAGCTAATTCCTGTACTCCTTTGACGTTATCATCTACCTCAGTCAAGTCTCTCCAACTTATGTTAAGAGGAGTATCACCTTCTAACTTAACATACTCTTCTTTTGTACACTCTTCATATGGAGCTTGTCTATAAGAACCACCATCATAAGGTAAGAAGGATATACCGGATATGTCATCAAAGTTCTTCCATACCCATGCTCCTACTTCCATCCACTCTTCTTCCTTGACACTGATAGTCACAGATGGTTTGTGTTCACACCAATGCTTTTGATACATCATCCATAACTCAAGATGATCTATAGCTGTTAAGTCATCTCTGACCATAGCACCTTCAGGAGCTTGTATTGGAAATGAAAATACCACAGTAGAATCAGGCTTCATCACACAGTCTTCTGTATGTACTCCTTTTTCTTTTAAGAAGTTGGAAAGAGGGTCTTTTTTATCTCCACGCACCCTACGAATATAATAACTAGAATGTCTAGGATGAATACCAGAGGCAGAATCAACAAGCTGAGACACAGTGCCACTAGGCTTGATACAAGTAATTGCAGTCGATTGAGGGATTCCCAAAAGAACAGATAAGTCAGCGTTTGTTTTAACAGCCACCTGTTTGAGTTCCTCAAGGAGTTGTTTTGTGTTATCATTTACTTCTCCCATAATTTTATTATCCAGAATACCTGTCAAAGACACTCCTAGCAGTCTTTCTTCTTCTGTGTTCTTCTGCCATATCTTACGCAAGTATGGAAACTTAGTTAGTGTAGCTTGCCATGTACCTAATATTGTAGCTATCTTTACCTTATCTTTCAGAGTCTGTACTGAATCACCTGCTCTTATTACCACCTCAGTCAAGTTACAGAACTGGTATGGTCTAAGGATAATCTCACTACAAGGATTTGTACCGAAGTCATAATTAGTATCTCTTCTTTCATTCTTAGCAGCTTGTCTCTTTGATGCTGCCCTACTGAAGATACCACGCTCTCCTGACTTACTCTCATACAAGCTAGACCATTCCTTCATAAACTGGCTCATATCAGGCTTCTCATCGTACATAGCAGAGTTGTTAGCTAATGCTCTTTGTGGGTCATACTGCCACCATGACCCAGACTTACAGGCTCTCATCTTGTCATCTTCTAAGTCTGATAGAGATATCATAGCTGACCTTCTGACACCACCTACTACCACTACTTCACCTATCTTACACAGGATATCATGACAATCAATTGATGATAATTTTCTACCAGCAGCCTGTTTAAATTTGGAGATGCAGAACTCAAATAATTGCTTCAATGGCTCTGCTCCTGATGCTCTACCACCAAAGGTTTTTAATCTAGCTCCTGCTGGTCTTACTTTGGATAAGTCATACTTAGGTACTTCACCACTATACAATAGGGCTATAAGCTGTCTCAGAGCCTTTGCCCATCCTTCTTTACTGTCAGCTACCGCTATGGTAGTCTCAGATTCAAAAAGCTTCTCAGGGACTTCTGGTAGCTTCTCAACATATTTATGCTCTACAGAGAACCCTACACCTGTACCGCACAGCAAGATGTACATAGCCTCGTCAAAGGCTTTTACATCATCAATAGGAAGATAAGAACAATTATATCCAGCAGTATTATCTCTATCTAGTGCTTTACCAGCAGTCATAATAGCCCTCATAGATGGCATAACATCTAGGTTCTCTATTGCTTCCTGTACTTTTAATTTTGTTGGTGTATCTACTACATGACCTATTTCTTTTTCTAAATGATTTACCATAAAGTCCATGTATCTCTGAACAGACTCACTCCAATCCTCTCTTCTCTGCTCTTCTTCTAGGTATCTTGCGTAACGGCTCTTTGCTATAAATTGGCTATATGTATTCAATCTCTTAACTCCTCTTCTAGTTCGTCTGCTTTCTCTTCTATTCTATCATTGAATCTATCAACGATATCTTCTGATGATATATCCAAAACCTCTAACAAGGAAATCTCGTCAAGGTTTTTAAGTCTATCACAAATGTCATGTATTGTCAATGCCATATTACCCCCAATTACTACCTTTCGTTTCTTTTAATAATTTAATCATAGCTTTCAAATACCATTCAGCCTTTTCAGCATCTTCTAATGGTTTACCCTTGTGCCACATTCTGCTAATGTATTTGATTATGTTACCCTGACAATAACTGATAGATTCATACTCTCCTAGTGTATCAACTATGTAATCATAAGTTTCTATTGTTCCTTTGTTGTAGTGTGCCGGATGGTTTACTTTGTCTTCTAGCTTCATATCTTCCTCATACAAATCGCTGTTATTCTTAGTCATAAAATTATCCATACTTCTTCCTTAAATATTTTAAACTTACAAACATCTCATCAAACTGTCCATCCTGTACATCATGTAATACTACGATACCTCGCCAGTGAGTGTTGCCTTGCACTCCCATGTAATCTTCATTATGTAGATAACAAGAACCAGCTATGATACAAGTTATGATAGAACCATCTGCTCTTTTGCCATAGGCCACCTGTCTGCCTTGCTGATGGCCTACTACGCAACTCTGGTGAGTCTTGTTAACCATTGCTGAAGCAGTACCAATAGGCCTACCCATAACACCACTTACAAGGTAGTGAGAATATACAACCCCATTAATACTAACAGTATCAAGGAAATCAAACACCTCCCAACCAGCTTCTGAGTATCTGAGATCATCTGTACCAAGAGTGCCGTCGAGTTTAGAATCTCCTTCGACTGCTCGCTCAATTCTTTGTTCGTGGTTACCGAGCGTGAGAACCATTCTAGGTCGATATTGTTTCTTCTTGTCTTTTCTGCATTTTGCATTGTATTCCCTCATAGGTTCTAATAATATATCCATAGCTTCTCTGGCTGCTTCAATATCATCTTTGTATCTTCTTCCTTCAAACGACTTCTTACCTACATCGTAGGATGATAGTGATGGCATATCAGCAAAATCACCAATCTGTACGATAACATCAGGTTTCTTATCAACGATATATTTTCCAATCCACTCTAAGTAACTAAGGTCAACGCCTTTCTTTACTTGTGTATCAGGTATAATTAAATGTTTCAAGAGTTAGCCTTTCTTAATAGTTCAAAATAATGTTCAGCCCGAACAACACACAAAGGTATAGATCGGTTCTGTTTAACCACAACAACTGGTTCTGCATCACCAGGGCAGTTAGTCTTAGCTTGCTCATAAAAGCCATATACAGCAACTCTAGCCCTGCTTTTACATTCAATAGAAACATTTAACTTCTGCCTCGCTGCTGGTGAAAGTAGGATATCTTCACCACTACAACCCATGATAGTAGATCGTACATCATCACTCGTAAGGTTGAACTTGTCTATTATTAAGTCTCTGACCCATTGTTGTAGACTTCTTCCTTTGCCTTTTTTGCTGCTTGTCTTCAAGTTCTATATCCTTTCGTTTTTGTATCCACTTCTTAGGTATGTGTATCCTACAATTGCTTTGGTCTTGTGATACAGTATTAGCCAGAGTCAAAGCATCTTTGGTTTCATCAACTACAAATCCTATACTAGTGCAGTCATGTAACTCTGCTTTTACATTATCGTCCCAACCAGAGTCTGCTACTGCATCCTTCCAATATACCAAAGTTACTCTGGTAGCATCCAGAGTTCTTCCTTTTTCCTTCGTATCCATAACAGTCTTCCTTGTTCTAATAAATAGTCACGATTATATTTGTATACCTCTAACACTGCTCTGTATAAGTCTTCTTCGTCTTCTAATCCATCAAGTATCTTATCAGCCTTCTTGTCACCAATACCTTTGATACCTGGGATGTTATCTGTCCTATCTCCTGTCAACAACTGCTTATAAAAATTCTTGATAGCTTCTTCTTCCTTGACATAATACATCTCATTCTTATGAAAGTTGTAGTGCCATCCTCTAAGGTTGTTCAGGTCTTTATCAATAGAACAGATAACGTAATCTCTGGGGTCTAGTTTGTATGCTTCGATACCTATGGCATCATCAGCTTCTTGTCCCTCTTGCATTTCAAAGCCCCATGCCTTTTCCATGTATTCACGCATTAGATCAAAATGCTTTGGCTTTGCTACTCCTAATCTGTGTCCCTTGTACGTCTGTGTCTTTGCTATATCATCTCTATAATTATCTCTACCAGTTAGATAACCTCGTGCCTTTTCACAATTTGCATGAATAAACACGAGGTCTTCTAAGTACTCCGCTAGTTTAGCGATAGCGATACGCTCATTAGAATCCTCACAACCAAATCCAACTCTGTAAGTAAGAATATCGCCATCGACTAAAGCAATCATTTACAACACATCTCCATCACCATCGTCAGCTACACCACCCTCGTATACCTGAAGATCATTAATTACCATCTTCTGTAGTGTTGGTGATGTACCCTTACCCATCTTACTCTTCCAATCATAAGAGGATACGATAGCTACTCCGCTAGAACCATTACCAATAGCAACATCCTGTAATGACCTACCTTCGAGATCAACAATCTTCAAAGGCATAACACTCCTACAGGTGATAAAGTTACCCTTCTCGTCACCTTTGTTTCTAGCTTCTACTCCTAAATCATTCTGCAACGCCTCTACAGCAGCGTCAGAGAGTTCACACAAGTCAATCTGATACTTCTCTGATAGGTTGTTTGGCTTGTTATGAAATGCCCACATAACCTTTGCATTTAACTTAATCGATTGTTTATAGTCCATACATTCTCCTTAATGAGTTTGTTTCCAATTATCACCTACTTTATACTCGCCATCCAAAGGGCAATTTAAACGCAGAGCTTTACCAGCCTCTATAATTGCTTTGACACCGAGTTGCCCCACAAGTTTCGCCTCTTCCTCCTTAACTTCTAGTTGCCATTCATCATGTACATTAGCTACAAAGTGTGCATCTAATTCATGTAGCTTTATGTACTTATCAAATATCACCAGAGCCTTTTTCATAACTACTGCACCAGCACCTTGCAGTAAAGTATTTAGTGCTGCGTGTTCTGAACGAATGAATAACCGTCTACCGTCTAGTCCTGGTAGTGAACCTTTGTTTCTTAAATTCACAGCTATCTTCTCTTTCAGCTTTGCAAGGGCTGGTACGTTTTTCATAAACTTATCTATGATTACTGTTCCGTTTGTGCCTGTAATACTGCCTATCTTCTTAGCACCTGCGCCATACAGAAAAGCATATATAAAAGTCTTTGCTTTGGCTCTAGTGTCCAGTCCTGCTGCTAACTGGTTTTTTGTATGAATATCACCATCCACAACCTCCTTTGTATACTCTTCGTCTTCCATGTAATGGGCTAACATTCTTAGCTCCAATCCACTAGCATCAATACCGACCAGCTTGTATCCTGAGTCAACAACCCACTGCTCACGACATTTTGAGCCATATTCTGCATGTACTGATGGTACTTGTGCTAGGTTCGGGCTATGGTGTGTCATACGCCCTGTTACTGCTCCGTTCGTTATGACCTTACCATGAACCCTGTGTTTGTCTGATACAGCTTCAATCCAAGAGGTAACTTGAGAAAGCCGTTTCTGTAAGAGTAAGTATTCACAGATAAGTTTTGCTTCTGGAATATTAACTCCTCGTAGAACCGATTCATCGACAATGACTGAACCTTTCTCTGTGTACTTCTTTGGCTTCCATCCAATCCCTTGTAACCTCTTAGATATCTGCTGTCTTGATGCTGGATTAAAGACTTCAATAGAGTCCTTTAGTTGCTTTCCTGTTTTTTCTGAAACTCGCTTGTGAACAATTGGGCGAAAGGATTCTTGTAGTCTTTCACATATTTCTTCCATTCGTCCTGATAAAACTCCACATAGTCTTTCGCAGCCTTCGACATCAAGCCTAAAGCCTCTGCTGACTTGTTTGCTGATAACTGAGCAAACTTCATGTTCGAGTTGTACAGATTCTTCATCAAATCCATGACTTTCTTTCTCCTTTAATAGTTGGTTGTACACTCTTTCTAATACTTTCACATCGTTAATACAATATTCTCTCATTTCTTCTGAGTATTGATCGAACTGGTCAAACTCTGTTTTACGGAATCCTAAATCTTCTCCCCAAGCTGCAAGGCTGTGTTTTGTCCTCATGGGGTTCAGCAATCTGCTTAAGACCAGAGTGTCCAAAACCTGATGTAACTTGATCTTTAGACCCCACACCTTGTTTAGTACTGGGAAGTCGAACGCTATTCCGTTGTGAGCTACTAAGATTTTTCCCCATATCTCTTTCTTTAGACTTCGTGGTTCTCTGTGGCATTTAATTACTCCGTTTGCGTTTGTTACCACCAGATGTATCTTTTGGTGACACATCGTTGTCTCTATATCCAGGAATACAAGGTCTTTCATCTCTCCAATCATTAGTTCCCTCCAATCTACTCAGAATCGTACCATCATCAAACAATACGTGATACGTCTTTACTCCGTTGTTATTCTCAGTGACTGATAGACTTATCGGTTTGCTCATTTTTGTCCTCGTTTGTGTCAGTATCTCTTCCACAATACCACAATTCATGGAACTTGTCAACAATTGTTGTGAGCTTTTGAATTGCTTGTTGTATAAATGTAACATTATTGATTACCCTTACTTGTGTGTTTTCAAGATGCTGTATTCTAGCCTCTAGTTCCTCTAACTTAGTCATTTTGATAATCTCCTTCTGGTAAATCAAAATACTTCTGTTTCGCTACTCTCTTGATAAAGTCGTTCATAACGTAAGTGTAGCCTAAATCTGCTAACTTGTTAGAAAAGTCATTCACACTCATTTCAAGAGTTTCGTTGTAGCATTTTTCAATCAATTGATCGTTCACAATATGACTCATTTTTCTCTCCTTTAAAATAAAAATACAGCTCCTAAATTTATACCTACTGCAAAGCTGGTAATAAAAAATAAAATTAAATTATCACGCTCTAGTTTTTTAACACGTTGTTCTAACTCGAACTCCATTTGATAAATGTCTGGCAAATCATGGCTCATTACTGCCCCCTTTCAAGTTCTCTAAGTCTTTCATTGTGCTCGTAGTGCTCGTCCAAGTCTACATCTTCCCAATCAAACTCGTCCATCACTTTGCCTCCTCTAAATCTTCTTCAAATACTTCATTCATACGTCCAGTGTTACGATCATAATACAGCGCACACGCCTTACCTGTCAATCCTGAATAACGATTTTTTATTACTCTGACTCTGGTAGTGTGTCTTTCCGTTACATCATCAGCTTGACTGTTTCTTTCTAAACCTAACACTAAGTCACTCAAAGTGCCGATGGCCGCAGAACCTCTGAGCTGTGAAAGCGAAGTTACAGACCCCTCCTCGTGTCCTGTTCCTGTAGGTCTACGCAAATGTGATACAGCAAACAAAGTGACATCACACTCTTGAACCAACATTCTGAGCCTGGTACAAATTTCATCTAATGCTCTACGTTCATCACCTTGCTGCTGATCTGAGACCACTATACTTATGTGGTCAAGGAAGATAAATTTACAGTCTAATGCTTTTGCCATGTAACGCACACGATTGATAATATTATCAACGCTAGTGCTACCAAAAGAATCAAACAAAAACAATCTACCAGTACCAAGGGTAGCATCAAAAGCAACCTGTTTCTCTTCTTGTGTTGCTTCTGTTTCATTCAAGTGTAAAGGCTTCATTGCGTCCAAACTCATAATCGATAAAGCAGTACGTTTGACTGATTCTTCCAAAAACAACAAACCAATGTTCTCATCAGTAGATTTTAACAGCTTGTATATAATCTCTCGTAGAAATTGACTCTTACCCAATCCAGAACCAGCCGTAATAACCACCATTTCACTGGAGCGAATACCACCAGTTAAGTCGTTTAATGACCCATAAGGATAGATAGCAATAGACTTTTGAAGTGGCTCTAATACCAAGGACTTCAAATCTTTACCCTTAACTATTCCGTCTGGCATAAATACCTGACTAGCCCACCAATCCTCTGTGAAGTGTTTAAACGCTGAGTCTGAAGAGTAATCACAAGCGTCTTTGTAACCCTTCCTCATCTTCATCATTTTTGCTTTGTTGGGAAATAGTTCTGCACATTCAAGTTGTGCCTTCTGACCTACATCATCATTATCAAAACAGAAAACAATTTGCGTAAAGGATGACAGATATTCATAGGCATCTTTACATGACTTGATAGCACTGGCACAACCATCACGAACTGAAACAACTGGAAAACGCATATCAGCACTTAGCATTTGACTAGATGCTAGTGCGTCTAACTCGCCCTCAACAACTGTGATAATTTTTGCACAACCTGCCGGATATACGTCCATTCCAAACAAGGGATTCTTTTTGCCTTCTCCTGACCATCGAAAACTCTTGTTTTTCCCTCGTATTTTAAAAACGTCTTTACCATACGGATAATAATGCGCTCCATTCAAAGCTATTTTTACCCCATACTTTTCTAGTGTGCTTTGTTTTATGTTTCTGTCCAATATGCCCTGTGGCTTGAATATAGGCTCGTCAGTAGATTTTTCGCCTTTTGGCATAAGTTGTATTAAGTCAGCAGTAGAAACGCCCTGGTGGCCGTCTACTGGCTTTATATCACATTTTAATGACTTATTGCACTTATAGCAGAAATAATAAACACTACCATCGTCTTTTTCATACTCTCCCACGTTGGAACTACCGGCTTGAGAACACTCTGTTATTTGAGAGCATGAAAGATTTCTTACAAACTTACTTTTAATTTTCATAAAATTCCTCATTATTGAGAACTACATAGTTATTATAATACATAGTAATAATAATTATAATAATACATAATAATATAATTACTTAGTAATACCATATTTTTGAACAAATGTAAATTATACTTAAGTATCACTTAGATGTATATTGTCGTTTACTTCCAACACTTCAGAGTCTCCAAAGTAGCCAAAATCATCATCAATCTCTGGCAAAGGCAAGCAAGACGCACATAGCTGAACTAGTTCGTTCGTGTTGCTACCTTTTAAAGAATCCTCAAAGTTGGTTAATTCAATGTTGCATGATTTGCACCTAGACATTTAAACGCCCTCCTCTTCCTCTTTTGTTTTGTAGTAGTTTTCAATTTCTTCCTTCATACCTTCTGGTAAAAAAGGGTAATAGTTGTTGATTAAATTAGCAAAAAAATATTCTCTCTCAGTCATTTTATCCATGTCTACTTCTCCTCGTCCGGTATTATGTTTTTTACATGATTATTAAAAGTAATATATAACATTAAAATTGCTATGGTGTAGACCACTAATAGAGTTATTAAACCTCTATCAAGTAGGAAATTAGTGTTCTGTATAGCCTCATACAACACGCCAAATATAAAAGCTGGCAACATATAACCTGTAGCAGTCATTAATACATAATAATACGTTTTTAGTTTCTCTTTCATTATTTTAGTTTTCATTTTTATTTCTCCCGAGTAATAGCAACGCCACTGACTAAAACTTCATTACCTTTAAAGTAATAAGTTTCACCTACATCTAATTTTTCTAATTCTGGTGTTAAGTCTTTATCATATCTACTGAATCTACCAGTTAATTCTCGTTTAACAATTTGGCTTTTTTCGCAAACTGCATCATAAATTGCAAAAGTTTTTTTCATTGTTTCTGCTCCTCAGTTTGTTGAACTTCATAATAGTTTTCCATAATTTTATTTCCCTTCAAAGTTTAATTAATTTGATACTACACCCTAACAACTAACAAAGCAAGT